CTGAAAAACGATTTCAATGCCGATGGCTATGCAAGGAGATGGAGAGCGGCATGAGCAAACCACTGACCGTTGAGGAGAAGATTGAGCGGAGACGGTTCAAGCGGTATCTGTTGGAGTGCAAGAATAATGGAAGGGAAACTTGCCCAGCGTATAACGGCACAATCTGCATTGCCCTGACAGATACCAGATTCAAAGGCGGCATCTGCCCATTCTTCCGGGACGGATCAACGATGACCGATCAGGAGCGGAAAGAGTACAAGCGAATTGCTGATTATGTGAGGAAACAAGAATGACAGATTATGAGCGTTTTCTTGAAACCAAAAAACAAACGGCTGTCAGCAGTGGATTTGGAAAGGCAAAAGCAGAAATGAATCCGCATATGTTTGAGTGGCAAAAGGATGTTGTTTATTGGGCACTTCGTAAAGGAAGATGCGCTCTGTTTGAGGACTGTGGTCTTGGAAAATGTATCCAGTCGCTTGAATGGGGGACGAGCGTTGCTAAATATTGCAATAAACCTGTCTTGTTTATTTGCCCTTTAAGCGTTGCTGAACAGACAAAGAGAGAAGCTGATAAATTTGGCTTTGAGAATGTGAGGGTTGTTAGGGATCAGAATCAAATCATCCAAGGAGTAAATGTGACAAATTACGAGATTTTGGATCATTTTGATGTTTCTGTATTTAGTGGTGTGATTTTGGATGAAAGTTCTATTTTAAAAAACTTTTCAGGGAAAATGCGAAATGAAATCATAGAAAAGTTTTGTGACACTTCATATAAACTGTCTTGCACTGCGACACCTGCGCCGAATGACTTTATGGAGCTTGGAAATCAAGCGGAGTTTTGTGGTGTGATGAGCAGAACAGAGATGCTTGCAACGTATTTTATCCACGATGGTGGCGACACTTCAAAGTGGAGACTAAAAGGACACGCTCAAAACCGATTCTGGGAATGGCTTGCAACGTGGGCTGTTGTTCTTACAAATCCAGCAGATTTGGGTTATTCAAGAGATGGATATGTTTTGCCAGAGCTTAACACGGAGCAAATAATCATTAAATCCGATGAAAACATCATAAATGACAATTATTCATTTTTTGCCAATGTCGCTCAGACGCTGAACGAACGCAGAAACGCAAGAAGAAACAGCCTGACAGATAGATGTAAAGCGACTCTGGAAATTATCAATAAAGAACCTGATGCCCAATGGCTGATTTGGTGTGATTTAAATGCTGAAGCTGATGAACTCAAAAGGATAATATCGGATGCGGTTGAAGTTCGTGGCACAGACGATCCAGATGCAAAAGCGGATAGATTAAACCAGTTCACAATCGGCAATATTAGACGGCTTATTGTAAAACCGTCAATAGCAGCATGGGGACTGAATTGGCAGAATTGTCACAATATGATATTTGTTGGACTGTCTGATAGTTTTGAAATGATGTATCAGGCAGTCCGAAGATGCTGGCGATTCGGGCAGAAAAGCGCAGTGAATGTTTACATCATTACAAGCGAAGCAGAAGGTGCGGTAAAAGAGAACATTGAGCGGAAAGAAAAACAAGCAGCAAAAATGACAGCTGAGATGGTTGCTCATACAAAAGAAATCTTAGAAGAGGAAATTAGAGGAACTGTCAGGATAACAATCCCATATAATCCACAAATTAAAATGGAGATACCAAAATGGCTAATGAGTGCGTAAAAGTTTTGAATCAAGCTCAGGGTGTGAACTGGGCTTTATATCATGGCGATTCGGTAGAGGTACTTCAGGGCATTCCTGATAACAGCATTCACTATTCGATCACTTCCATCCCATTTGCAAGTCTCTACACCTACTCAAACAGCGACAGAGATATGGGCAACAGCAGAACTTATGAAGAATTTGCTGAACAGTATCAGTTTTTAGGACGTGAGTGGTTCCGTTGCATGATGCCGGGTAGACTGGTATCTATCCACTGCATGAATCTGCCGTCAAGCAAAGAAAGAGACGGATTCATCGGAATAAAAGATTTCCGTGGCGATGTGATTCGCTGGATGCAGTCACTTGGATTTATTTATCACAGCGAAGTCTGCATTTGGAAAGATCCAGTTACGGCTATGCAACGCACAAAGGCTCTTGGATTGCTCCACAAGCAAATAAAGAAAGATTCTTGTATGAGCCGTCAGGGAATTCCTGATTATTTGGTGACATTCAGGAAACCGGGAGAGAATCCTGAAAGGGTCGAGCATACAAATGAAAGTTATCCTGTCAGTAAGTGGCAGAAAGTAGCAAGCCCAATCTGGGATGAATACGCAAGTCCTGTATGGTGGGATATTAACCAGAGCGACACACTGAACGGAAAACTTGCAAGAGAAGATGCAGACGAAAGACATATATGTCCTTTACAACTTTCTGTTATTGAGAGAGGAATTGAATTATGGAGCAATCCGGGAGATGTTGTACTCGATCCATTCAACGGAATTGCAAGCACAGGATACCAAGCTCTGAAAATGGGGCGGAGGTATGTTGGTGTTGAACTGAAAGAATCTTATTACAACCTTTCAGTAAAAAATCTTCAGTCGGTTGAAATAGAAATTGAAGAGCAAGGGAAAGAACTGAATCTCTTTGATATGTGAGGACGGAAGAATGAAATTGATTGTCTATTTCAATAATTCTGATGCTTTCGTCAATATCCCGGCTGACAGGATCGAGCGCAATGAGGAATTCGTCTGCGCTTACAAAGGTCAGAGCTTGGTAGGGATGTTTGACATCGGAGTTATCAGCGCAATCTATCTGAGTGAGGTGGCACGATGATGACAGAACAGATCATGGAGTATGTCTGCGACAACCTGTGCCGATACCCGGAGAAGTACAAAGACCCGGATGATCTGTGGAACGAGCAGTGCGATCACTGCAGGCTGAGAGAATTACTGGAGGAGAATGACGATGGCTGACTACATAAAGAGGGAGGACGTTCTTGCTAAGAAGCAAACCATTTACTTCGAGTACTTCGATTCCGATTCAGGGTATGTTGAAGAAGAAGGAGACTTGGCAGTAACTGTGGAAGATATCCTGAAAATCCCAGCTACCGATGTGCGGCCTGTGGTGCTGGGACGGTGGAATCGAACAGACGCATATCCGCATCGCCTATATTGCTCTGTTTGCTACAAAACCTATTTGAAAAACGATGAGCTGTTAGAGCGGTGGGAATTTCCGCTGAACTTCTGCCCCAACTGCGGGGCGGACATGGGAGGTGAAGGCGATGTATGACAATCTTGTCGAGCGGTTGAGATATGCCGCAAGTTATGATGAACGCATTGTAATCGAAACGTGCAAAGAAGCTGCCGATGAAATCGAGGAGCTGAAAACCGATCTTGACCTGTACAAAGAAATAGCCGCAGAGAACCAGAGAGTGGCAAGGAAGGTAATTGACAACTATCCGAAGTGGATTCCAGTGACTGAGCGGTTGCCAGAGTCGATACACGAATATGTGTTGTGTTGCGGCGAAAAAGGCGGTCAGTTTGTCGGTTGGACTGGCAGATTAAGGATTGAAAACGGAAAAGCGTGGGCTTTTTACGGAGGCAAGGGAAGACGCTTCACTCACTGGATGCCTTTGCCAGAGCCGCCTGAGAAGGAGAGTAAACCATGAGTGTTGAAAATATTTTTATCGTAGCAACATTTGTGATCGGTTTATTCGTGGGGTTCTTATGTGGTAGGGGGTGAATCATGAGCGTACTGATTAAGGGCATGGAGATGCCGCAAGATGGTAGCTGGAAAACAATCCGCATATATCCAGACGGTACTTGCGCTATACCAAATTGGCAAGGAGATTGCACATTTCTCAAAGGAACGCAAGCTGTCGAACTCCCACCGCATGGGCGGCTGATTGATATTGAGCCTTTTATGCGTGGGCTTTATGAAGAAATTCAAATGGGGCAGATTACTTACACAAGTCAAGAAATATACGACATGATGGATAACGAAATAAAGTCAATGCCGACAATCATTGAGGCAGAGGGGAGAGAGTGATGGCAGAACGAGACAGATTCAGAGAACTACGAAAACGGCTGTTCATAATGATAGGGAAAGCACTCAAGGAAGACCCTTGCCATAAATCTTATGAAGGTGCTATTGAACTGACGGTTGAATACCCAAATTACTTTGAAGATACTGCGGCAGTTGATTACCCTGTGTGGTATCAGCTAAAGATTCATTGTTATGTGCTTGGCCCACATAGACATTATGAACTAACTGGCGGTTCGTTTGACGAAGTGCTTGATAAGTTTGAGCAAACGCTCAATGCGTGGGAAAGCGAGGGCGAGTGATGAGCCGATTAGGAACTTATGATCTGGTGAATGGCTTTGTGCCTTATTATGATTGCCCACAAGAAGAACCGAAGCAGACCAACGCAGACCGCATCAGAACCATGACGGATGAAGAACTGGCAGAGTTTATCAGCGGCAAGGCGAGAACATTTGGAGAAGAATACGAGGGTTATATGAGTGCGCTCGACTGGCTGAAAGAGGAAATGGAAGGAGAAATAACAAATGGGTGAAGCCGTTATCATTTATGGCAAATCAGGAACCGGCAAGAGCCGCAGCCTGATGAACTTTGGGGAAGAGGAGATCCTGCTTGTAAACACCGTCAACAAGCGGCTGCCGTTTCCGAAAAAGTTCAAGTATGAATACAAAACAGACGATGTCGCAAAGGTCAAAAAAGCCTTGAGTAAGATGGTGGAGAACAACATCAAAACCGCTGTGATTGATGATTTCGGTTATCAGCAGACGGCCAGGTTCATGGCTGAACACACCAAGAAGCAGGGATCCGCACAGTTTGACCTTTACAACAGCATTGCGGATGATGCCTATTCTCTGATCATGTTCATCAAGAATGAGCTTCCGGAGAACGTGATTGTTTATCTCATCATGCACGAAGAAACCAGCGACTTTGGTGAAACCAAGCTGAAGACCATCGGCAAGCTTCTGGATCAGAAAGTTTGTGTTGAAGGGCTTGTCACGATCTGCATCCGGGCGATGAAGAACGGCACAAACAAATACTTCTTCCGCACACAATCAGACGGAAACGATATTTCCAAAAGCCCGGAAAAGCTGTTCAACAGCATTGAGATCGAAAACGATCTGAAGGCCGTGGATGATAACATCCGGGCTTACTGGGGGCTGAACTGATGGCGAAATCGTTTGAATCCGGAGTCTCTTCTTATGTCCATGCCCAGGCTGTTGTTGATGTCTACTTTCCGATTGACAGCCGTGGCAATGAGGATGTCTCCTGCTCCCAGTGTTATTACTTCCGGGAGTCATCAAAGCGTTGTGGGCTGAACTTTGAGATCTGCCAGTATCCGAATAAGTATGTCGGGGATTGCTGCCCACTTCATCGCATTGACGATGACACTGGCGAGATCAGCGAATCGTGAACAAGTTTAACAATTATTTTTACAAAGGAGAATTTAACACCATGATGAAACCTTTCAACGGATTTGAAGCAAAGAAGATCAGCGGTTCAAGGCCGGTCCTTCCTGTCGGCGGCTATGTCTGCAACATCCTGTCGGCAAAGGTCGAGGAGTATTCCGAAACCTACCATGTTCTTGTCCTTGCCATTGATGTGGCAGAGGGTGATTACAAGGACTTCTGGAAGAAGGACTACGACACAAACGACAATGCCATGAAGAAGTGGCGAGGAACCTACCGTGTTGACATTCCGAGGGATGACGGCAGCGAGCCGGACACCTGGACGAAGCGCAAGTTTGGAAACTTCATCTGGGCCGTGCAGGAGAGCAATCCCGGCTTCACCTGGGACTGGGATGAGAAGAAACTGAAGGGCAAAAAACTTGGTGTCCTTTACGGAAACAAAGAGTGGGAGATTAACGGCAGATCTGGATGGACCACCGAAGCCGGCGGTTGCTGCTCCGTTGAAGACTGCCGGGCCGGTGCTTTTAAGCTGCCGAAGGACAAGCCGCTGAAGAACCGGCAGACTCCTGCTGCTCCGGATCCTGTGCAGCTGGAGACGGTTGATGATACCGATGATCTACCGTTCTGCTGATATGCCATGCATCCGGCAGAGGTTGACAATGCCTTAGAGACGATGGTGTGTCTTGTTGATACCAGGGAGCAGGACACACCACGCTTCCGGGCGAGACTGGAGAACATTGGGCTTCCGATTGAACGCAAAGCACTTCAGGCCGGGGATTATGGATGCAAGGTGCAGCTGCCGAATGATGAGTGGATGGAGATCCCTGTTGCGATTGAACGCAAGATGAACATTGACGAATTATGTATGTGTTACACCCATGAGCGGTCAAGGTTCACAAAAGAGTTTGACCGGGCAAAGAACGCACAGAAACGGCTTTATTTGCTCGTTGAGGGTGCAACGTGGTCCAGCATCTATTCCGGGCAATACCGCTCACATATGCGCTCTCAATCGCTTGTGGGCAGCATCCTGACATGGCTTGCACGATATGACTGCATTCTTCTTTTCTGCCCTGTTAAATGCACCGGGCAGCTGATCCGGGATGTGCTGTTCTATGAAGCCAGAGAGTTTCTCCTAAAGGCAGGTGATGATAATTGAGTGGAGATTACAATCCTGATGCTGAAGGAATACAAGAGCTTGTTGATACCATCAGCGACTTCAACAGTCTTGATTTAATCTCAAAAGCTCCGCTGATTTTTGAAACTGTCAGAGATCCCACGCAAAGAGAAATTGCCAAGGCGGTATTCCTTTCCAGGGCTGACGAAGTCGGCTGTGACAAGAAGATCATTGAAGGGATTTTCAAAACTGCCGAAAAGCAGGAACAGGAAGAAAAACGCAAGCTTAACCTGCGGATCCTGAATGAAACTTCACTTACGCTTGACAGAAACCGGCACGGTGTTCCGCTGCCTACCATCAACAATTTCTTTACCGTCATGATGAATGACCGCAAGTATGATGACATTCAATTCAATCTGCTTTCAAACCAGCCAGAGATTGTGCGGCAGACATTAGGAGAAGAAACACTTTTAACCTGGACGGACACGGACGAAGCCGAGAGTATGAACTACATCGAAAAGGAATATGGGTTCTATTCTGCACAGAAACACGCAGCCGCTCTCAGGATGCTGTTCCGGCAGAGGGAATACCATCCGATCCGAAATCTGATTGACGGCCTGAAGTGGGACGGCCAGAACCGGGTGGAGCATTGTCTTACAAGATGGCTGAAAGTGGAAGACTCACCGTACACAAGAGAAGTGAGCCGCCTGATCTTCGCCGGGGGAATCAACCGATTGTACAATCCCGGCTGCAAGTTTGATGATGTCCCGGTTATAGTGGGAACCTCACAAGGCGAAGGGAAAACAAGCTTCATTCAATGGCTTGCCATCAATGAACAATGGTTCTCTGAGGTGAAAAAGGTTGACGGACAGGATGCGATAGAAGCGTTGCAGGGTGCGTGGATCTGCGAGATCCCGGAGTTGTCCGCTTTCAAAAAGGCTGACGATGTGGAGAGCATCAAAGCATTCGTCACCAGGATGAAAGACAAGTATCGCAAGCCCTATGACAAGAATCCGCAGGAATATCCACGGCAATGTATCTTTATTGGCACTACCAATAACGAGCAGTTTCTTACAGACAAAACCGGAAACCGCAGGTTCTATCCTGTTCTTGCAAGATCCTTCGGATATGATCTGTTTGACCATGAACAGGAATGCCGGGAGTACATCCTGCAATGTTGGGCTGAAGCCAGGGAAAGATTTACCGCCGGTAATATGCCAGCGTTTGCCAACAGGTATCTTCTTTACGAATACCGCAAGCATCAAGATGCTGCGATGGAAGATGATTGGCGAGTCGGCAAAATCGAAAGCTATCTTGCCCGGTTCAATGTTGGTGAGAAAGTCTGCGCCCTTCAGATCTGGAGAGAATGCCTTTACCCTGATTCAACGCAGATGCCGAAGATGAGCGAATCAAGAGCGGTCGGTCAGATCATGGCAAAAATGGAAGGGTGGGAAAAGTGTCCAAACCTGCAAAGGACACAGAATTACGGACATCAACGGTGTTGGCAAAAGGTGAAAGAAAGCAGATATTGGTCGATGGAAGGGGATGATCTGCCACTTTAACGGCTTTTCCTGTTAACAAATGGGGCTTAAAACCTCATTTGTTAACACGTTTGTTAACACATTTGTTAACACCACTTTGACACTTTTAACGGCTCTTTATATTATTATTTATTATTATTTCTTTGATATTCATAACTTATTTAGAAATGTGTTAACAAAGTTAACAAATATAAGGCCAAAAAACTATTATAAAAAAGCGTGTACATAGCAACGTATAAAAAAGGTTAGAAAAATTTGTTTACATTGTTAACATTGTTAACGGCAAAAGGGGGAGAGCAACACGAAAATCAAACTTGATCCGGGTGCATATATGCCGGTCCGGGCGCATCAGTCTGATGCAGGTCTGGATCTGATCACACCAAAATCATTCTGGCTTTATGCGAACAACAAGGCCGTGATTGACACCGGGGTACACGTTCAGATTCCGGAAGGAATGGTGGGACTGATCACAAGCAAGAGCGGACTGATGGCAAAGGGCGTAACGTGCCGGGGGACAATAGACAGTGGTTACACCGGTAGCATTAGAGCGGTACTGTTCAATCATTCGGACGAGGGCATTCCATTTGAAGCCGGGCAGAAGGTTTGCCAACTGGTGGTGCTGCCGTGCGTGATTGAGGACATCGAACTGGTAAACAGCCTGGAAGAAACTGACCGGGGTGATGCCGGTTTTGGGAGTACAGGCCAATGACGGCAAAGCAGTGGCTACGCCGCTATGAGGCGGCAGTAAAAGATGTGGACAGAAAACTGGAGATCAGACAGGACACATATGACCGGCTCACAAAGATCACTGCACAACTTAGTGGTGAGTCTGTATCAAGCTCTCATGATCCACATAAGTTTGATGAGCTGGCTGCGCTTGACGATTACATCAGGCAGAGGACAGCAGCATCTATCGCAATACAGTCAGACATTATGACAGCTATTGACGAACTGGAAGACTGGCGGCTGCGTGATGTTCTGGAGTACAGATACATCAAGCTTTGCACATGGGAAGGTGTTGCTGAAGCAATGAGCTTTTCACGTCAGCACGTTACACGGCTTCATGGTCTGGCACTTGTGGCAATCAAACCGATCATAGAAAAAAGATGTGCTTTTATGTTACAGTGATCCTGTGATATTGTTTAAGATGGAAAAGAGCCGAGGGAAGTACTTCGGTTCTTTTTCTTTTAGGGATGCACCGTCTTCGGTGGGACAAGTACTGTTGTCGGTGGGGGATAACAGTGAAACCTTTTGCTACAGAGTTCTACTCTTCCAAGGCTTGGCAGAAGACACGGAGAGCTTATAGGAAATACAGAAGGGATCTGTGTGAGATCTGTTTGAGCAAAGGAATCATCAAACCGTGTGAGATCGTTCACCATAAGATTGAGCTGACACCTGATAACATCAATGATCCTTCTGTCACACTTAACTGGGATAACCTTCAGTGTGTCTGCCGTGAGTGTCATGCCAGGGCGCACGATAGGTCAAAAAAAAGATACAAGATAGACGAAACAGGAAAAATTATTTTTTTATATTAAGCCCCCATGTGACCGTTTTTTGGGGCCGTTAGGGACACCGATGCGAGGGGTCTCGAATTAGGCTGCTCTCTCTCAACTTACCATGAAAAAGACAAAATCAACCGAAGAAAACAGTATTTTCGCATATTATCAGCGAATTAAAAATGGATCTGAGACCGTTGGCAAGTGGATCAAGCTTTTGTATGAGTATCTTGTCAACGGATTGCAGAATAAAGAGTTTTTCTTTGACCAGCGCAAGGCGAATCAAGCAATTGACTGGTTTGAAGCGCATTGTTTCCACACTGAAGGTGTTTTAGCTCCAGGAGCAATCAAACTGGAACTTTGGCAGAGGGCTTTTCTGTCTGCGGTGTTTGGAATCGTTGATAAGAACGGCTACAGGCAGTTCCGGGAAGTTGTTCTGGTCGTTGCGAGGAAGAACGGCAAGTCTTTGTTTGCGGCAGGGATTGGAAAGTATCTCTGGCAGGTTGATGGCGGCTTTGGGTCGAAGGTCTTCTGCTGTGCGCCGAAACTGGAACAGGCTGACATTGTTTATAACAATATCTGGCAGATGACAACGCTTGATCCTGACTATCAGGCATTGAAAGAAGAGCTTGACGAACGTGACACGCACAATGTCAAGATCCGGGATCAGAGCGCACTTCCGAAGCACAGGCAATCAGATCTGAACATTGCTTCAACGAACAGCACAGTCAAGAAGATAGCGTTTTCCGCAAAGAAGTCTGATGGCTTTAATCCGTCTCTGGCAATCTGTGACGAGATTGCAGCATGGGAAGGTGACAAAGGCCTAAAGCAATATGAAGTCATGAAGTCAGGCATGGGGGCCAGACCGGAAGGTATTCTTTTATCATGCACAACTTCCGGCTATGTCAATGATAGCATTTATGACGAACTAATAAAAAGATCAACACGGTTTTTACTTGGTGACAGCAAGGAAAGAAAGCTGTTGCCATTTTTATACATGATTGATGATATCGAGAAATGGAACGATATCAACGAGCTGAGAAAAGCGAATCCAAATCTTGGTGTTTCTGTCTCCGTGGACTATATGCTTGAAGAGATTGCTGTTGCTGAAGGGTCTTTAAGCAAGAAAGCGGAGTTTATCACAAAGTATTGCTGTCTGAAGCAAAACAGCAGTCTGGCATGGCTCCCGGCGCAGATTGTAGAGCAAGCCTGTGGGGATCCTCTTCGGATTGATGATTTCCGAAACAGTTATTGTGTCGGCGGCATCGACCTTTCACAGACAAGAGACTTGACAGCTGCAACAGTCGTGATTGAGAAGGCCGGAGAGTTGTATGTGTTCGCACGTTTTTGGCTTCCGGCTGAGAAGATAGACGAAGCATCACAGCGTGACGGTGTGCCTTATCGGATTTACATCCAGAGGGGATTGCTTTTCCCTTCCGGTGACAACTTCGTTGATTACAACGACTGTTTCAACTGGTTCCGGCAGCTGGTCGAAGAATATCAGATCTATCCGCTCAAAGTGGGATATGACCGCTATTCAGCAGACTATCTGACACAACAGATGAAGAATTACGGTTTCCAGATGGATGATGTGTTTCAGGGTGACAACCTTTATGGAGTTATTCAGGAAGTGCAAGGCTTGATGGAAGACTGCAAGATCCATATCGGTGACAATGATCTGCTCAAGATCCATCTTTTGAACAGCGCAATCAAGATGTCTGTTGAGCGTGGCCGGGGTAAGCTTACCAAACTGAATCCCACGATGCACATTGACGGCACGGCCGCCCTGTTGGATGCAATGACGGTCCGGCAGAAGTGGTTTGCTGAAATTGGGGAGCAATTGAAAAATTGAGGTGAAACAATGGGGCTTTTTGATTTTCTCTTTGGAAACAGACCAAAGGTGAAAGACGAAAACAAATATGCGGAATCATTCAAGATGTTGAACGGCTACACGCCCAGATTCACATCTTATTATGGTTCACTTTATGAGCAGGAGTTGATCCGGGCTGCAATTAACACCAGGGCAATCCACATGAGCAAACTGAAGGTGGAAACCTATGGGGCGGCCAGACCGGCATTGCAAAATAAGCTGAAGAACAATCCGAACGAGTTTCAGACCTGGAGCCAGTTTCAGTATAGGCTTTCCACAATTCTTGATGTTCACAACACGGCTTTTTTAACGCCAATCTGGGACCAGTTTGGACAGCCAATCGGAATATATACGCCGCTGCCGAGTAAATGTGAGATCGTGGAATATGACGATGTTCCATTTCTGCGTTATGAATTTGCTCACGGTGTAAAAGCTTCGGTTGAGCTGGCTTACTGCGGAATTATGACAAAGTTTCAGTATCGTTCAGATTTCTTTGGAGAGACAAATGAAGCTTTGCGGCAGACAATGGATCTGATCCACATCCAGAACCAGGGCATTGAAGAGGGAGTTAAGTCTGCGGCGTCCTATCGTTTTATGGCAAGGCTTAGCAATTTCGCAAAGCCGGAAGATCTGGCAAAAGAGCGGCAGAGATTCACCATTGAGAACTTCAGCAAAGATGCCAAAGGCGGCGGTCTGCTGCTGTTCCCGAATACTTACACCGATGTAAAGCAGGTGGATGTCAAACCGTGGGTGCTTGATGCAAATCAGCAGAAGGCGATTGAAAACAATGTCTTTCAGTACTTCGGTGTGAATGATGATATTTTGCAGAACCATTTCACTTCGGACAACTGGTCGGCCTTTTATGAGGGCTGCGTTGAGCCTTTTGCAATTCAAGAAGCAGAAGTCTTGAAGAAGATGTTTTTCACGCTCAGAGAGCAGAGCCAGGGCAATGGCGTGAGCGTTACGGCAAACCGGCTGCAATATCTCAGTAACCAGGACAAATTGAACGTATCTGCTCAGATGGCAGACCGTGGCCTGATGACAAGGAACGAGATCCGGGAAATCTGGAATCTGCCGCCGCTGCCAGAACCGATTGGTTCACAGTTACCGATCCGGGGAGAGTATTACAACGTGGGGGATGAGTCAAACGGAGATCAGCAATAATTATTCCGTATATCGTCATATATTCCCAAATGGCAAATGCTATATAGGCATAACCTCTCAGCCGCTTGAAAAGCGTTTTGAGAATGGCAGAGGTTATAAGCAATGCCCAAAGATGCACAATGCCATTCTAAAGTATGGATGGAATAATGTTGAGCATGAACTGTTGTACTCAGGTCTGTCAAAAGAAGAAGCAGAAGCAAAAGAGATAGAACTGATTGCTTTTTATGGAAGTGTCGAGAATGGGTACAACACAGACCACGGTGGCAACACGACAGGCACTCACAGCATAGAAACAAGAAACAAGATAAGTATTGCGAACAAGGGGATAAAGAAACCGCCTTGTTCCGAAGAAAGAAAGGCAATGTATTCGGAACACTTTTCTGGAGAGGGTAATCCATTTTACGGAAAGCACCATTCAGAAGAAGTGAAAATTGAACACAGCAAATTCATGAAGGGCAACCAATACAACAAGGGAAATCACCACACAGAAGAATTCAAGCGGTTCAAATCATTGCAGATGAAAGAAAAGTATTCTGGTGGCGGCAATCCAAAATGCAAAGCGGTTGTCCGCACTGATGCCGATGGAAACAAAACAAGGTTTTATTCATTGCGAAAAGCCGCACAAGAAATTGGCAAGAACGTAAGTTGCTTACACAAGGCAGTAAAAAACAAAAGTTTTTACTGTGGCTATTTTTGGGGGTATGAAAATGAAATCTGATCGTGAATACCGCAGTATGGAGCTGCGGACGGTGCAGCTTGAAGAGGGGAAAAGCTATTACGTTGAGGGATATGCTTCAACATTTGAACCTTATGTCCTCTTCACGGATGAAGATGGAACGGAATACTCTGAGCGCATTGAACCGACTGCATTTGATGATGCAGATCTGACGGATGTCGTTTTCAGAGTAGACCATGAGGGAAGAGTCTACGCAAGAAGTTCTGCCGGGACTGTGGAGATCTGGCATGATGGCCACGGTCTTGGCACAAAAGCATTTTTGGGTAAAACGCAACAGGCAAGGGATTTGTTCGATGACATTGAAGCAGGGAACTATCCTAAGATGTCTTTTGCGTTTACCGTTGCCGAAGATCATTTTGACAAGGCAACGCATACAAGAGTGATTGACAGGATCGCAAAGGTGTTTGACGTCTCACCTGTGTCTTTCCCTGCCAATCCGACAACCGAGCTTGGTGTTTCTACTCGTGACTACTTCAACGGAGTGATTGAAGCAGAGAAAGCGGAGCGACTGGAGCGAGAGAACCGGGAACGCCAGAAGCAGAAAATCCGTATCATGATGGAGATGTGAAATGGAACTGAAAGAAATGACCATCGAACAGCTTGAAGAGCGGAAAGCCGCAATTGTTGCGGAGCTGGATGCTCCTGAAGCTGACCTTGATGCGCTTGAGTCTGAAGCCAGAGCCATCAAGGAAGAACTTGAAAGCCGCAAGGCTGAAGCCGCTAAGAAAGCGGAGATCCGTGCCGCTGTTGCCAATGGCAATGGCACTGTAACCAAAACTTTTGACAAAGAGGAGAAAAAAACAATGACGATTGAAGAGATCCGCTCCATGCCGTCCTACATGGATGCCTATGCAAATTATATCAAAACTGGTCGTGACACCGAGTGCCGTGCGATCCTGACCGACAATGCTGGCAACATCACCGGCAAAGACGGTCCGGTTCCTGTGCCTGTCATCGTTGACGAGATTGTCCGTACCGCTTGGGAGCGTGACGAGATTGCAAGCAGACTGCGCCGCACCTTCTTCCGTGGCAATCTGAAGGTGGCTTTTGAACTGTCTGCCGATCCGGCTGTGATCCATGCTGAAGGATCTGGTGCGATTGATGAGGAAAACCTTCAGATCGGCATCATCAACATGGTTCCTCAGACCATCAAGAAGTTTGTCCGCATCAGTGACGAAGCTGTCACGATGGGCGGTGAAGCGTTCCTTCGCTATATCTATGACGAACTGACCTATCAGATCATCCGCAAGGTCGTTGCGACCGCCGTTGGTGCCGTTGCTGGAGCTGGAACTGCCAGTTCTGCAAATGCTGTCGGTGTTCCGAAGGTTGCCGTTGCTCCTTCTCTGACTGCTGTTGGTACTGCTTTTGCGAGTCTGTCTGATGAAGCTGCCAACAATGTTGTAATCATGAACAAGCTCACCTATGCCAATTTCCTTGCCGCTCAGGCTGGTGGCAACTTTGGCTTCGATCCCTTCATGGGCATGACTGTGCTGTTCAACAACACGCTCCCTGCCTACGACAGTGCGACCGCTGGTGATGTGTATGCCATCGTTGGTGACCTGAGCGGAGTTCAGGTGAACTATCCTGAAGGTGACGGAGTTGCGATCAAGTATGACGATCTGTCCGAGGCAGAGGCCGACATGGTCAAGATTGTTGGCCGGCAGTATGTAGCCATTGCTCTTACCGCTCCGGGACGCTTTGTCAACCTGACCAAGCCCAACGCATGATGAAAGTCCGTCTTTTGAGGGACGCAAGAATTAACCACAAGGCAGGAGAGATCGTTGAGGTCTCTCCTGCTGAGTTTAATTTTCTTGTGTCTGTAAGGAGTGCTGAACCGCTGATTGAGACGGCAGTTGCTGAACCGATCGCGGAAACTCCTGAGAAACCGAAAAGAACCAGAAAGAAGGCTTAAACCATGACAGCAGATCAAATGCTTGCCGCAACTAAGCTTGCGCTGCGAATCACAACAGAATCATTTGACAGTGAGATCACAGATTTGCTGAATTCGGCATTGCTTGATCTGGGTGTCGCTGGTGTGATTGTGCCTGGTGAGCTTAATGCGCTTGTTCAGACGGCTTGCATCACTTATGTTCAGATGCACTTCGGACAGCCTGACGATTATGACAGACTGAAGCGGAGTTATGACGAGCAGAAAGCACAGTTGTCTACTTGCACAGGATACACGGATTGGCTGGTGAGCTGAATGGACAGATCTACACCTATAACGCTACTTTCTACCACAAAAGCGCAAAATGAATATGGTGTGTGGGTGGAAACTCAGACAAGGCGTGAAGTGTTTGCCCAGGTTGATTCTGTGACACGTTCCGAATTTTTCGAGGGTGGTCGAAATGGTCTGAATCCTGAATTTAGAATGACGATGTTCTTTGGAGATTATGAGGGCGAAAAGCTTCTGATCTACAACGAGAACACCTATTCTGTCTATCGGACATATCAGGGCAAGAACGATACCATCGAATTGTATGTGGAGCGGAAAGGCGGCTCCAATGGCAAAGAAAATTCCGATTGACCGGCTGGCCGAAGAAGTCAACAAGATTCTTGCGGAGTACGGTGACAATGTCAGCGAAAACGTGAGTGATATTGTTGCGGCGATGTCCAAGAAGGGTGCAAAAGCCCTGCGGTCAGAATCAAGTGGAGCTGTCGGCGGTACTGGAAAGTATGCAGCCGGGTGGACATCTCAAACCGAAACAGGCAGAGTGTCTGCCCAGGGTACGATCTACAACGCAAGAGTCCCAGGGCTGCCGCATCTTCTTGAACACGGCCATGCCAACAGGGGCGGTGGCAGAACTGCCGGCAGGGTTCATATTGCCACAGTTGAGAACGCACTGGTGCGAGAGTTTGAAAGTAAGGTGAAAAGCAGGTTATGACATACAAAGAAATTGCAACGATGATAGAGTCTATCGGTCTTCCGTATGCCTATTATCAGTTTCCAAATGGTACGGATCAGGCTTGCCCATTCATCTGCTTCTTCCTTGACAGTAGCAATGACTTTGCCGCAGACAACACCAATTACCAGAAGATCCGAAGGCTGAACATTGAGCTTTACACCGACAACAAAGACTTTACCCTTGAGCAGACCGTTGAGGACACTTTGTCCGGCAGCGGTCTTGTTTATTACCGTGAAGAAACCTATTTGGATTCTGAGCGGATGTACATGGTTTCGTACGAAACCGAAATTGTGATTACAGAGGAGAATTGAAAATGCCTGATACCAACAAAATCAAGTACGGTATTCGTAATGCCACACTTTTCCCGGCTACGATTGCGGCTGACGGTTCTGCAACCTATGGTGAAGCAATCCCTGTTCCCGGTTCTGTTTCCCTTAGTCTGGATCAGCAGGGCGATACTTCCATCTTCTATGCCGACAACATTGCTTATTACACCGCAGTGGCAAATAACGGCTATGAAGGAGACTGGGAGCTTGCGAAGATTCCTGATGCGGTGCTGACCAGCATTCTCGGCTACATCTCCGACCAGACCACTGGTCTGCTGATTGAGGATGCCGGGGCGGCCGTTGTCCACTTTGCTTTCGCTTTCCAGTTTGAGGGCGATGTCCATGCAAGACGGCATGTGCTGTACAATTGCACCATGAACCGTCCTTCCGTCTCTGGTAGCACGAAGGAAGAGCGCATAGAGCCGCAGACCGAGACGGTCACGATCACTGCAACCAGCATTTATAATGCGAAACTTCAGAAGGATATCGTCAAAGCGTCCTGCGTTCCCGGCGATGCCTCTTATGACAACTGGTTCACCACGGTTGCACAGCCTACCGTCTGAGAGGTGAACTATGTTTAACATCGTCAAGATAGGCACTCACGATGTGCCGATGCTTTCAATGGCTTCGGTCGATTATTATTACAAGAACATTTTCCACGAAGATCCGATCAAGCTTCAGGTTGCCGAGGGTAACGATGCCGGAGACATGATTACGTTTATCCAGAAAATGGGCTTTGTAATGGCGAAATTTGCCGAGCTGAAAGACCGCAAGGAAATGTCAAAGCTGAACTATGACTCCTTCCTTGAGTGGGCAGACAAATTTGACCGGGGTGATCTCTTCGGGGCACTTGAAGACATTCAAGCAACCTACGAAGGGCAGACTATTGCGAGTTCAACCGCAAAAAAAAACAACGGCGAACTGAACGAGACATGAACTTGGCGGTGTTCCTACTGAGGGCAATCCAGATCGGTCTAACATTAGACGATCTGGATTCCCTTGAGTATGGGACAGTCACTGACATGATTACCGAAAGTTCAAACGATAACTGTGAATACAAGGAACTTGCCAGTCAAGAAGACTTTGACAAGTTTTAAAGGGTGATTCTATGGCAGGAAGAATTTCTGGCATTACCATCGAGATCGGTGGAGATACCACAAAACTACAAACTGCTTTAAAGGGTGTTGACTCAACACTCAAAACAACACAGCGGAACTTAAAAGACATTGACAAGCTTCTGAAGTTCAATCCAGCAAGCACGGAGCTTCTGCGGCAGAAGCAAAAAAACCTGAGTACAGCCATCAAAACAACGGAAGACCGCTTAAAGGAACTGAAGAACGCTCAGAGCGGAGTTGCCGAAGGTACTGAAGAGTGGGACGCTCTTCAGCGTGAGATTATAGCAACAGAGCAGGAATTACAGCGGCTTCAGCAGGAATATCGCAATTTCGGTTCTGTTGCTTCTCAGCAGATCAAGGTTGCCGGGGAGAAGCTGACAAACATCGGCAAAAAGACTGCGGAAATCGGTGACAACCTGACGAAGAAGGTCACCGTGCCGATCGTTGCAGGTTTCGGGGCGGCGATCAAAACCACAGCGGATTTCGACAGCAAGATGTCTGAAGTTGCGGCTACGATGGGAACGACTACAGACTCCATCGGTGAGCTGAGAGACTTTGCGAGGGAGATGGGTGCTACCACCGCATTCTCCGCATCTGAAGCGGCTGAAGCTATGAACTACATGGCTCTTGCCGGGTACAACACGACCGATATCATGTCCATGTTGCCGACCGTTCTGAATCTGGCGGCGGCAGGTGGGATTGACCTTGCATCTGCTTCAGACATGGTGACGGATGCTCAGTCCGCTTTGGGGCTTACGATGGACGAAACGACCACAATGGTCGACCAGATGGCAAAAGCATCATCTAAGAGCAACACAAGCGTTGCACAGCTTGGTGAAGCTATCCTCACGATAGGTGCAACAGCAAGGAACGTGAGCGGCGGTACTCAAGAGCTGGCAACGGTTCTCGGTGTGCTTGCAGATAACGGCATCAAAGGTGCTGAAGGCGGCACACATCTGAGAAACATCATGCTTTCGCTTCAAGATGCCGCAGAAAACGGCTCTGTCAAATTCGGTGACTTTTCTGTTTCCATCTATGATGCCGATGGCAACATGAGGTCAATGGTTGACATCATCGGAGACATTCAAGGCGGCATGGAAGGGATGACACAGGAGTCTAAGGATGCCATTACTTCCGGGGTATTCAACAAGACTGACCTTGCGGCTGTCAATGCTCTGCTTGGCACATCAAAAGACAGGTTCGATGAGTTAGGTTCAGCCATTGCCGGGTCTGCCGGTGCGGCAGGTGAGATGGCTGGCACGAAGCTTGACAACCTGAACGGACAGCTTACTCTTCTAAAGTCCGCTGTGCAGGAGCTTGCAATCAGCTTCGGTGATATGCTGATGCCGTATATCAGCAAGGCGGTCAAGTTTGTTCAGGGGCTTGTGGACAAATTCAATGCCCTGTCTCCGGCAACGAAGCAGACAATAGCGAAGATCGCACTTGTGGCGGCGGCAATCGGCCCGATTCTTGCAATCGGCGGTCGGTTACTGGTTGGCATCGGAAGAGTCTTGATGTTCGCTCCTATGGTCGCATCTGCTGTCTCTGCAATCTCCCTGCCCATGATTGGGATCGTGGCTATCATTGCGGCGGTTGTGGCGGCAGGTATTTTGCTGTACAAGAACTGGGACACGATAAAAGCCAAAGCAATCGAGTTCAAAGACGGTGTAGTTGCCGGGTGGAATCAGTTGAAAGCTGACACCGTTGCGGCATGGAACAACATGGTGACAAGCGTTGTTACCGCATGGAACAACCTGAAGACAAGCGTATCAACGGCAGTTGAAACCTTGAAAGCGGATATTGCGGCGAAATGGGATGCAATTAAGGCTGATGTTTCGGCAAAGGTTGAAGCAATCAAGACGGATGTTGTGTCCAAGTGGAGTACGCTCATATCTACGGTTTCAAACATCTGGAACAGCATCAAAGCGGCTATTTCAAACGCAATCAACGGAGCTGTCTCAGTCGTCAAGAGTGGTGTTGAAAAACTGAAGAACGCATTGAAATTCCAGTGGAGTCTGCCACATCTGAAACTGCCACACATTTCTGTGACTGGTGGCGAACCGCCTTACGGAATCGGCGGCAAAGGATCGCTGCCACAGTTTTCGATTGCGTGGTATAGAAAAGCCTATGACAACCCGGTTCTGTTTAATTCACCGACTGTCGTTCCTACTCCTGACGGTCTGAAGGGCTTTGGCGATGGACACGGAGCTGAAATCGTCATGGGGCTTGACCGCTTGCGTGAACTTGTCGGTCAGGGACAGAACGTGACTGTCAATGTGGTACTTCAGGGCGATGCAAGGCAGATGTTCAAAGTGATTCGGCAGGAGAACTATACCCGGACGAAAGCGACCAACTGGAATGCGTTAGGAGCGGCTACGACATGACAGGACTATTTATTATCGGTTCAACAGACCTTACACCGTGGGAAGACACGACAAGACACGCAGTCAACCGGGACGATGTGTTCACTGAGTGGGTCGACGGGAACTGGGTGAATCATCGTGAGATCGTGCGAACGAGGATTGCCGGGACGGTCGTTCTCAGGTTCTCAAAAGAGGCGGATTTCGCCTCGTTCATGAGCCTGATGACAAGCGCAAGAGATGCCAATGGATATTATTCCGTCACCGTCTGGTGTTCGAACACAAACTCCGTGGAGATGGTTAATGCTTTCCTTGACATTGCGGGGGAGACGAAATGGGATGTGACTTGCCCTCGGAAGTTTCATGAAATCACGGTTACGATCACGGGGAGATAAATTATGCTAAACATTCCTGAATTAGTTAAGAACCTGTTCAAGCAGGACGGTGTGAGAAAGAACTTCCACGTTCATTTCCCAAACGGTGAAACAACTGACCTAAACAATGAAAACATACTGAGCGAATCTGTCCAGTTTACCGAAAGTTTGTGCAGTCAGCAGTATTTCAAATTCGGTCTTGCCGAAGCATCGCAGATTGAGTTTACAGCAGTAGGTATTCCTAACATTTTGGGTGTTTATATCGAATGCGCCATTGAGATTGATTGTACAAGTCTTGGTAGCACATGGGCAGAAGAGAACCCGGTTGATTCAACGCTTGATTTCCTTGAGCCGCAGACTTGCGAGTATGACAACAAGATTTACTATCGTGTCCCTTATGGCAGGTTCAAAGTGGATTCTTGTCCAAGGAATCATGGGGCTATGTGGCAGAGAAAAATAACTGCGTATACTGATAATTTTTCAAGTATAAAAGATCAAGTTATTGAAGGAGAGTATCCAACAAGCAAATACATATTAAATCCTGGCGAATGGTGGAAGTCTCAGCAGATTTCGGCGGAAAGCATGATGTCGAGACAACTTATGAGGTTTTCGGATGCGTGGGTTCCCACTCTTTACGGATCGTCATTTAATGACACGATTGCGATTAGTAGTGGTATAGGGTGTTGCGGAGTGAATTCAAGTGCAAGACCCGGGTTTGTTTATACTTTTGAAGATGGAAGTGCGCGTCCTCTTGGAGTGTATGCGCTTGAAGTCGATTATAAACCGCATGAGTTTGACGATTATGGCAGAGCATTGTGTGATGCTGCATTGGCAAGCTTACCAAACACAAATTATTATTACGGATATGCAAATACAGAAACAGGAACAAGGATAAAGCTGTTCAATAATGTAAACGAAGCAATAGCCGGGAAGTTTGGGTGTTTTTTACCGTGCTTCTACATCGGTGTTCACTATCAAGACAGCGATAGTGCGCCCATAAATAGGTTTACTCGATTCAGCAAACCTGTTTTTATAAAGCCAAAGCAAAGACACATAATTGATTTAAAAGACTTCAAGAATTTTGTTTTTTGCCGTGATGTTCCAAAAAATTACTACTTCAGCGGAGATGTTGATTTGTATGTATGTGTGCCAATGGTTTGGAGCAACTCCGCCACTTGGAGGTATGGTACAAGCTCAACAAGAAATATTAGTGGTTGGGAAGATGCCGCACCGTTCAATGGGAGAGAAACTGTCTATAGAGACGGCGAAGTCACTGTTAGGTATATGCAAATCGAAAACATTGCAATATACCCGCAAATGTCCATCAAAAACACGCTTGAATACTCAAAGGGGAAAGGGCTGAATCAGTATTATACTTATTCTAATGCCGTTTCAGCCTTAAAATTGATTGAAGGCATGATGGAAATTCTTGGAAGATTTCTCAAGGCAAATCGAGATGGGGGAAATGGTGAGTTCAATCTAAGCGACAACGTAACGCCGATTGCGGTATCCAGTTCCGATTGGTTGGAATTTTGGTGGGATGAAAATGATGTCGAACCGATAGGAACTGTCGGAGTAAAAATGCTGTCCGATAGTGAAGACGAAGATGAAAACCAATCGGAGCAACTTGTACAATATTCCATTGGTAACGGAGAAAGCGTCTACTTAATGGAAGATAACGAAGTTCTTTCAAATACAACGGCAACGGCAGACGAAATCCAAGATGTTTTGAATGAATATTTTGCTCCAAATGCTTCAGTTGTAAATTTTACTCCAGTCGATCTTGAAATGAGGGGCTTGCCGTATCTTGAAGATGGGGACTACATCCAATTAACGGCAGAAGACGGAACAACAGTAAACACCTACATTCTGGAGCAGACAATTTCAGGCATTCAACATCTTACAGTAGATGTAACAAGCACCAATGGTGAACTTCTGGAGGTGATTGAAGAATGACCAGCGTTTCAAGATTGTTTGGTTCATCTGGAACTGTAGCCGGAGGTAAACGCACATCTTCGCCGGCTATATACAGTGGCAGAATTGATGATGATACGGAAGTCATTTTGACCTTAGAACCGGGTGAAATATATGAGCTGTTCACCGCTGAGTATAACGCATCCACTGATGCGTACAGAGGACATAGACTTGTCATCATTAAAGCCCCGGAATGGGAGCTTTTTGGCACTGTTGCCTGTGCACACGGTAATGCTTATGCAAGTACGAACTCCGGGGTGACCATCGGGTATCCCACCGACAGCACCGTCACGATCAAAAGGTCATCTGCGACCTATGCGGTAACCTACGTTCTGAAGGCCGTTAAAAGAGGCATTTGATAGAGGGGGGGAGACACATGGCAATAATCAGAGCTTGCAGTTATTCGGCAACGATTAAGCTCCCGGAAGACCCGGCGAACTACAGCAAGATTTTAGTGACATTTCAACAGAACGAAAACAACATCCTCGAAAAGGATCAATCCGAGGTGACGATTGATTCCGAAAACTCCGCAGTGATCGTGAAGCTGACACAGGAGGAAACTAAGCTCTTCAGCGCAGGAGAGATTTCCGTGCCTTTGAATCAAGGAGAGGTCTTCTGGAGTAGCGGCTTTACTTTCCTGCAAATTCGTTGTTACAAATCCGCATATGAAGCCCCCGGCTCAAAGATTTGGAAGGTGCAGGTTTACCCCGCATTGAATGACGAGGTGCTGACATGAGTGACTTCTTTTTGACCGAAACATCAGACAGCTTTTCCCTCGATGACAACGGGGACGGATTCTCCGTCTTCCCCGGTGCAAAGGGCGAAAAAGGTGATCCCGGAGAGGGAGTTCCGACAGGCGGAACGACCGGGCAGGTGCTGACGAAAAAGACGGATGCGGACTACGACACGGAATGGACAGACCCCAGTGCGGACATCACCGTAGACGATGCTCTCTCTCCCACAAGCGAGAACCCTGTCCAGAACAAAGTGGTGACGCTTCAGAAGGCTCCGATCATCACCGACACCGCATCTGGAGCAATCGCATCGTTCCCGGATGGAGCAGACGGACTGCCGATGAAGAGCGTGGTGTGCAACATCGAACCTGTGCAAGAAGGGAGCGGTGATCCTTCACCTGACAATATTCGCCCCATCAGCGGATGGACAGGGATGACAGTGCAGAGGACGGGGAAGAATCTGTTTGATGAAACGCAGTACCAGAATCTGACCACCGATTACGAATACAGCCGAGACAGTTACCATTGTAAGTCGATACAACTGAAACCAAACACATCGTACACAGTATCGCAAAGGTCGGGAGTAGCGGACAGTAGCGTAATTCTTCTGCTGAACAATGTCGCAAAGATAAACAATAGTGGATTTTTCGACTTACGTTCTGCTAACGGATCAAAGTCATTCACTACAGATGATAGTGGCTGTCTGTACATCGGCGTACTTTACTCAAACGATACGGCGTATAACGCACGCTTAGCGTTGTGTCAGATACAGATAGAACTCGGCTCAACCGCAACCGCCTACGAGCCTTTCAGTGGCACAACCCTCCCCATCTCATGGCAAACCGAAGCTGGTACAGTCTACGGCGGCAACCTTACCATCAACGAGGACGGTAGCTGTGTGCTGACGGTGGATAGGGCGAGTGTGACATACAACAGTTTAAGTGGATTCGCCGCACACGGAAGCGATAGATGGTATCACAATGGATTGCCAACGGGTGCTGACTACAGCAAGAGAACGCAAGCAATTTCAAATTCCGCTATTTATCAAGATGCGGCGCGAACTTATAGGGCCTTGTTTGCTTTCGGCTCAGCAGGAGTCTATGTCAATAAGCTGTCGGAAGGCGAAACATTAGAGCAGTTTTCTGCAAGGCTTCAAGAAAATCCTATGCAAATCTGCTATTTCCTCGCCACACCGCAAACCTACACCCTTTCGTCCGTCACCATGCTTGAAACGCTTCTCGGCACAAACAACATATGGACGAATGTGGGGGACACGGCGGCGACCTACTCAGCCGACACGAAGCAGTTCATAATCAAAAAGATTGCGGAGCTGAACGCATGAAAGGCACGTTTTGGAGTGCGACCTTCCGTTCAACTTTTGCCCGGATTGTGGGAGGGAACTGAAATGATAACCGAAGACGATCTTGAAGTATTCATTGATGAATTGCTGAGGGGGCAAAAATGAAAAGAGACGAAGCGATCAAGGCGGTTATTGATCTGGCCGAGGCCGAGGTCGGATACCATGAGAAAGCGTCAAACGCAAGCCTTGACGATCCGACTGGCAATGCAGGGGGTAATAACTGTACAAAGTATGCCAGAGACTTGGATGCCTTGCACAATTTCTACAATGGGCAGAAGAACGGTTTTGCATGGTGCGACATCTTTGTAGATTGGTGCTTTGTCCACATTTTCGGGGAAGAGTTAGGGCGCAAGATGCTCTATCAGCCTGAGAAGTCCGCCGGGGCGGGATGCCTTTACTCTGCCGGGTATTACAAGCAGAACAACGCTTTCCACAGGACGAATCCACGGCTTGGCGATCAGATATTTTTTAGCTACAGCCCCGGCGAATATTCGCACACTGGCATTATCGTGGATGTCAACGGCAACACCATCACAACGGTTGAGGGCAATACATCCGATTCGGTCGGCAGACGGACATACGAAACGAGCAACCGAAGCATAGCCGGGTACGGAACGCCCAATTGGGAGCTGGCGGTCGAGATCTGGGAAAAGCCGTGGGTGGTAGTACAGGACGGACACATCGTCAACAGTTCCGAGTGGGTGCAAAATGACGATGTTGCAACAAACTTGCAACCAGTTGCAAGTTCAGTTGCAAGTGAGAACCACAGTTGGACTCCACCTCTGCTGAAGTATGCCCCGGATGATTACTATGAAGCCGCGAAGCTCTTGCAGTGCCATCTGAACGTGCGGAACTTCAACAGCGGCAAGGCCGACGGTTACTTCGGCCCGAACACACAGGCGGCGGTAAACAGAGCAAAGTCATTTTTTGGGCTTGAAGCAAACGGTATCTGTGACAAAGCGTTGTGGGACAAACTTGGCGTAAAAGGAACTTAATTGAAGGGAGAGGACAGAATGAGCCAGACATCAGCAACCATCATTGCGGTGGTTATCTCAAGCGGTGTATCTCTGCTTATTTCCATTCTGACAATCGTCAGTCAGGGGAACAAGCAGAGACACGAAATGGACACCAAGATTGCAATCCTTGAAACCAAGATGGATGTCATCAAAGCGGATGTGCAGAGTCACAACAATTATGCACAGATGTTCTCAGAGAATATCCCGGCAATCAAACAGCACATGCAAGATGTTGACAGACGATTGGATGTAATGGAAAGGAGATCAGCATGAATTCACTCTCAAATAAGACTTACGACATTCTCAAATGGCTCGTTGTTATCGTGATCCCAGCTCTGACCACAGCTTATGTCGGTCTGGCTGTGATCTGGGGATGGCCTTATACGGATCAGGTTGCCAAAACTTCTGCGGTGATCTGCACTTTGCTTGGTGCTATTCTTGGCATCAGCACTGCCCAGTATAACCAGCTTCAGGGTAAGCACGAACCGACCTACGGCAAACTTGAGGATTACGAGGAATAAATTAAGCAGCCCTGCCAAATTGGTGGGGCTGTTTTTTGTCGCTTTGATGTCACTTACGCAGAGAAACGCAAAAGAAGTTATACAGAGAAAAGTTATTAAAAAGTGCGATAAATAGAGAAAAACGGATGTATTTACCGCATTAAAAGTTCAAAAGTTTCCGCTAAAATTTAGAAATCTTATTTATTATCTTTCAATAAAAGTACCCGGAAGGCCCTGCTTTGTTGGGCTTTCCGGGCTTTTCTTTTTGAATTTGTCACTTATGCGTCACTAACGCAAACGGATTGAGAGGTATCTTGTTTGTTGTAAGACAGTGTTTCCATGACTTTTTTTAGGTCTTCAATGCTCTTGTGAGTGTAAACACGTTCGCCCACATCTCCGGTTTTGTGTCCCATGATCAGATCCACGCAAACCTTGTTCTGGCCATCCAGCTTTGAGCGGAATGAGTGCCGGCAGTCATGGGTACGGTGGTCGAAACCGAAGCGTTCCTGCATGACTTTTTCCCACTTCAGAAGATACTGTGTCATTATTGCCTTTTCCGGATTCTTTGCGGTTTTGCTCCGCTCATTTGGGAACAGGAAACCGTCAGACATATACCGCTCCACAATTGGACGGATCTTTGAATGGATCGGAACAATACGGTTCTTTCCGGCTGCCGTTTTCATGCCGCCGGTGATGATACCCTGGTCCAGATCCACATCTTCGCAACGGATATTCAGCATCTCTGAAACACGGAATCCGGTGTAGAGCATGAACAGCGTTTCATCTATGATTTGTTCGCCCTGGTACTGCCACAGCTTCTGCACTTCAGCATCTTCAAACGGAACGTGTTCCTTCTGTGTTTCCTTTGGGACGATGGTCAGATTGGCGGTCCGCATCTTGTTGATGATCTCCATGTCATATGCAAATTTATCCATCGTAACCAGGAAGTTTTTGATGATGTTCTGTGTCGCATACCCTTTACCGCAGTTGTCGATGATCCTCTGGAAGTGGAACTTCCTCAGGTTGGCATAAGGAATGTCCAGAATGCCCTTGCAGTAGTTGTAAGAAGCTTTGTGCTGGTAGACAAGTGATTTCCCCATGCGTGGGAACTGCTGTTCTTTCAGCATCTCATAGACCTGTGCAAATGTGGATTTCGCCAGGTTCACATCATATGGATCCGCATTGTAATTTGCCAAAGCGATCATCGCATCTGACCTTGTTGGATAGTATCCGATCACATCATAAATCGGATGAGCTTTTTCGTCATATCCAACGGTCTTCCGCACCATGAACGGTCTGCGCCGCTTGCCGGAGAGTTTGACAACTGAGCCATATCCGTTCGGTAATCTCATAATGTTTCTCGGTTGCCGGTCTTAATGTCAACGATGTACTCAGCAAGGATCTGACCGCTCGGCAAGATGTTTGCATCATGCTCTTCACCGTCAACATACTCAAAGACCGTAACATACAGATTGGTTCCGTCACTTGTGATCCTTGTGGTGGTTTTGGTGGTGAAGTTGATAACGAAATGAATTTCGGAATCATCATCGAAGAATTCGTTGTAATACTCCACCGCATGATCAGCGATCACAAGAGAAGAAGCCGTTTTGGCAATGCGCCAGTTGCCGGTTTTGTCATTGCGGACGGTCTTACTCAGTGTCAGGCCGTATTCGTCAAATGCGCTCTTAGGTTCGGAAGAACCGCAAGCGGCCAGCAACAAGGTCAACAGCGATAATATAATGCAAAATGTTCTTTTCATGAGATCCTTCTTTCTTCCACCGTCCGGTGGAGTTTTTAGTTATTCCCGCTTTTCAATTTCTTCAATGGGCAGATCATTGTAAAAGTCATCGTTAATGATGTGATCCTCTTCGTGTTCAAGTGCCTTGCGCTTCTGGTCAGGGGAAAGCTTTGCATTGATGTAAATGGAGAAACTTCCGTCATTGTTAGGAGTGACAACAGACTTGACACAATACGGAAAAGGAACTTCCCTGACGATAAAATCACGCTCCGGGATATAGGTCATTCGCTTTTCTCCTTGTATCTCATAAGAAGTGCAGCGGCTTCAAGTAGTGCGCTGGCCGGCGCATCCTCTGCGGCACTGAAGAGGATCCGCATCTCATCACGAATTTCCTGCCGGACCGGAAGATTGCTGTCATCGTCCATGCACATCAGCCAGGAAGGTCGGACATTCAATGCCCTGGCTAACGTGTCTATGTCTTCACGCTTCAGGTTCTTCACTCTTCCGGTTTCGTATTTGCTGATGGCCGAGAATTTTACACCGATCTTTTCTGCAAGTTCTTTTTGTGTCATTCCGGCTTGAATTCGTGCTTGTCGGATTCTGTCACCAGTTGTCATAATTTATCACTCCTTTGTTATCTTTAATATATCACAAATTTTCTTAAAATCAAGAAAAATTTTCTTGACAAGACAAATATTCAGTGATATATTTCTGTTGTCTTAAAAAGACAGCGAAAATCTTGAGAAGACAGCAGAAAGGGGTCACGGCAATGGCACTTGAGAAAGCAATCCAGAGATGCTTTGACCGATGTAATCTGATCGGAACCAACTGCGATGTTTGGGAACAGATGATGCGGTACAAGGCGATCCGGGATCTTCCGGAGAAGGAACAGGATCAGATCTATGATGATCTTGTGCATGACTTGGGCTTTTGCAGATGACGGCAGAAGAAGCAAAGCGGAATCAGGATGAAATTGCGAAGCATTACAACCTCGGCCACTGGTACGGAATCAACTGCAAGAAGTGCTGCGGTGTGTATCCGAAATTGATGGTGCTGCACAGATTCAACGTAATGGAAGACACCTGGTATGAATGCGAGGTCTGCGGAAAACGTACCCGGAAGGTGACAATGCCGTGGATCGCAAGGGAAGAATGGAACGAAGGGAAATTCCTGGAAGACCAGATATCATTTTTTGAAAGGGGGTGAACCGGTGAACACAAACAAGCTCAAGGCAAAGATCACGGAGAACGGAGAGACACAGGCACAGCTTGCAGCTGCTCTTGGAATCAGCGCATCGAATCTGAACGACAAGATCAACGGCAAGGTTTCATTCCGGCAGAATGAAATAGCGGCCATCAAGGAAAAGTATTCCCTGACAGCCAGCGAAGTGGATGCGATTTTTTTTAGCCTGTAATTGTCTTAAAAAGACAGCAACTTTCCAGAAAGGAGAACCATGCGGATCACGGTCAAAGAAGCAGCCAGGCAGCTGGGCGTAAGTGAGCAGTTTGTCCGGCTTGGTTTGCAGAGGAAGGAGCTGCCGATTGGGGCAGCGGTGAAGATGAGCAGCCGGTGGACCTATCACATCAGCGAAGCCAGGCTGAGGGAGTACGTTGGAAATGGAGATCAGAAACAGCGCACCGTGTAAGGGCTGCAAGGAAAGATACAACGGCTGCCACAGTGTCTGCCTTTATTACAAAAACTGGAAGGCCGAGTATGAGGAGAAAAAGAAAAGCCTCTACGGCATTTTGAAGAAGGAAACCATTTTGAACAGCTTTGCAGCCGACAGCATTATCAAGACGAGAAGAGCAAACGGAAAAAGGGGGAAGAAAAAAATTGTTTAAGTTCAAAAGCCGCATGAACTACTCCAGCAAGGCGATTAGCAAGATGTCCAGGGAAACCAGAGAACGGCTTTATTTGCAGGAGAAAGACGAACTGTTTGAGCAGATCCGGGATCTCCAGGCGGCAGAGGTTACCGAAGCCCACAAGGCTCTGATAAAGAAATGGAGAGTCTGAAATGCGGCTTGTGTGTACGATCTGCGGATGTGAATTTGACGAGTGGGAAGGAATCCGAAGCTACACCGAATGCCACACGGAGCTGGACGGTTCGCCGGTTGAGAAGCTTTGCTATCTGACTTGCCCATGCTGCGGCTCTGAGGGTGAAGATCTGGAGGAGGTGAGAGAAGAAGATGCTGAGTGCTGAAGGTTATGTGATGTTTGTCGGCAGTGCGCTGGTCACTCCATTGAATGACACCATCATGCCGTTCCGGATTCATGGAACCTGGCTGTTTAAGCCAACAACGGCCTGCTGGTATGTCAACGGCAGAAGCTTTGACAAGCACATTGTCAGCGACATCGAGGAAGATGAGCATTATTAAAAAGGCCGCCCGGTGTTGCAGCACCGAACGACCAAAACGAAGGATTTCTATGCGAAAGGAATTATATCATGGAAGAAACAAGAATGCAAACTTTATCAGCGGTCTTTGCTGAGAGGGAAGAGCGTGAGCAGTTGCTTCGGTGGAAGCATCCTGGCTTTGATTTCGTGTACAACTGGGCCGTTGCCCTGACAGTCGTGGCACTTGCCATTGCAACAGTGATCTGGTCGGTACAGATTCACCGGGATCGTAGAGATGCGGAGCTGGTCGCACAGGCTTATGCGGCATGGACGGCAGAAGCAGAAGCGACCGCACAAGCGGCACAGGCTGAAGCTGAAGCGGTTCAGCAGTCTCAGGAAGTGGTCATGGCAAGAGAAGCCACGGCACTGGCAAAAGCGTTTTACGGCATCAGACTATTCGTTGAGAAGTACGGTTACAGTGAGAAGGATCTGGAAACCTATGCCAGATGTATGTTCAACCGAGCCGATGCCGGGAGCGGAAGGTTGACAGAGGTCATCTCACAGGAAGGTCAGTTTGTTGGCTACTCAGACAGCAACACTGTGCTTGATGATGATTACAATCTGGCAATGAAGCTGATCCGGGCATGGCATGAAGAACAGACCAAGCCTTGTGATCTGTCCTATCAGTTTGCCGAGCTGACACCACAGGGCATATTCCTGAAAAACGATTTCAATGCCGATGGCTATGCAAGGAGATGGAGAGCGGCATGAGCAAACCACTGACCGTTGAGGAGAAGATTGAGCGGAGACGGTTCAAGCGGTATCTGTTGGAGTGCAAGAATAA